AGCCTCGCGCTGGCCCGGCGGCGCGGCCGGCGACCACCTGTGCACGGGCCTGCAACCTGCTTTCCACCATCGCCACCGTCAACAGGAAGCGCCGCGCCGCGGACGTGTTTCCCTTGACGCTGGCGGCGGCCGAGAGAAAGGACAGGCCGGGGTCGATGACGCCGCGCAGGAAGGTGCCGGCCGGGATCATCTTCATTTCCTGCCGCCCCCCATGGCGGCGAGCATCGGCGCGAGCATCTGCTGCGCGCCACCTGGTTGCTGCGCCTCCGCCTGTCCCGCCATCGTGCCGAGCCTCTGCGCGTTGCGCTTGATCTCGGCGTCCGTGAAGGGCAGGTCGGGCGGGATGTCCATGTGCTGCGCGGCGATGCGCATGTACCGCTCCGCCGGCACCATGGTCTGCACCGCGGCCGGGCCGTAATGCGCCGCGATGCCGCCCAACCAGGCGTCGATGCGGCGCATGTCGCCGGCGGCGGCGGCGCGCACCAGCGCCGAGGCCGAGGCCACCTTGACGGTCCTGCCGTCGATCAGCGGCATGGTGATGAGGCCGGCGGCGTCGAGCACGTAGCGGCAGCGCACGATCAGCGGCACCACGAATTCGTGCCAGACGCGGGCGAAGGCGGGGCCGATCTGCCGCGCGAGCTCGGCCATGCGCTCCTGCACTTCCAGGGCGGAGACCGGCGTGCCCTCGCGCTTGCCCAGGGTCTCGTTGTAGAGAGCCTTGCGGATGGCGTGCCGCTGATCCTCAAGGACAAGCTGGCTGATATCCAGCTTCGTTGACGGCAGCAGCAGCGGCGTCAGCCCTTGGCTGCCCGGCGCCTTGGGGATGATCGCACCGGGCACCAACTGCACGGTCCAGGGGTTCAGCACGCCGTCGTCCTCGGCCTGCCACATCCCGGCCAGCGCCATTTCGGCGTGCGCCATGATGAGCCGCACCGCCTCGTTGGCGACCTCGATGGCGGGCAGCGCCAGCATCCCCTGGCCGGTGCCGTACAGCTCGCCCGCGCCCTTGTTCCAGCGGCCGATGACGAAGGGGCAACTGCCCGCTCCCTTGGCGCTGTCCTGGAACAGCACCTTGCCGTTCCAGTGGACGCAGGATTGCCAGTGCTCGGTCGGCTCCGACAGGTCGAGCAGCCAGCTTTCGATGACGTCGAGCAGATCATCCTTCTCGGCCATGCCCGGCGGCAGCGTGGCGTCCGGCCACTGTGCCGCGACGGCGTAGGCGGGCAGGCGGAACCGCACATGGCGGTCGGCGATGCCACCGTTCGGCCCCATGGTCAGCCAGACATCGGAGAGCGGCACGGCCTGGAAGCGCAGCGGGCTTTGCCAGTCGCCGTTCATCACCCTTAAGCATGTGTTGCCCGGGCCGGAGAGGTCACGGAAGCAGTCATTGGCCTCCGGCGCGAAGTTGGAGCGGCTGAGCAGCAGGAAGAAGTAGGCTTGCACCTTCGCCAGCCCGGCCTTGTATTCGTCGTCGGCGTCGGCCGGCCCCTCGAACCGCGCCCAATTCACCCCGTCCGGGACGATGCCGGATTGCAGGCGGTTGCTCATCTCATCCACGCCGGTCATGCCGGTTTCGTCGTAGATGCTGGACTTGTTGGTGGTGCCGTCCGCCGACATGCCGCCATTGCCGCTGGCGGTGGTGGTGTAGAACCCGGTACGATAGGGCATGGCGAGGTCGGCAAGGCGCTGCCACCTGGCCTCCCACGGAGCGCGCAGCTTGCGCGCCAGGTCCCAGGACCGGCGCACGTTGACGGGCAGTTCGGCGTTCATGTGGCGCCCAGGTCTCCGCCGCGCGAGAACCCCCCGCCCAACAGTGTGCGAAGCGACTGCCCCTTGGCTGCGCGCTGATAGCCAGCCCAATCGCCCGTCACCAACGAGCGCATGCCAACCCCGGTGCTGGCGTCCGCCTCCGCCTTCTTGGCGTCGGTCGCGGCCTGCTCGGCGGCGGCGGCGGTGGCGTCCGTCTTGCGGGTGGCGATCTCGGCGCGCTGCTCGGTGATGAGGGTCATCTGCTGCTGATTGAGCGCCCTCGCCTCCTGCTCGGCGGCGATCTCGTCGGCCGACTTGCCCGGCGCCTTCGAGCCCTTCATGGGGTCGTTCTCCTGATCGCCGTGCCGCCCTCGCGCAGCAAGGCGCAGGCGAGCCGCCACGGGGTAGCGAAGGGCACGGCGACGCGCACCGCCTGGGCGGTGATGCAAGCGCAATGAGTGCCCCATTGCGGCAGGTGCGGGCGGGTCAGCGGCTCGGACGGGCTGCGCCATGCGATGGTCAGCGCCGAGGACCGCGAGGCGCGGCGGACGAACACCGCCTGCACCAGGCCGCAGGTGAAGTCGCCATGCGACCATTCGAGCCAGAGCCAGATGCCGCGCTGCACCGGCCGGGCGCACCAGACATGGACGTATCGGCGCAGGACCAGGTGATACCATGCGCGCACGCCGGGTCCGGTGCCGGTGACAGAGGACAGGAAGCCGACGCGCCATCTCATGCCGCCCCCTTGCGGCGGCGGGCCAGCGCGAAGCTGTCCACCCGAACCCTGCCATTCGGCTGGCTGGTGTCCCTGGCTGCGCGCTTCTGCTCGCCGACGGTGCGGGCGTTGCCGCGATCAAGCCCGGCCAGCAGGTACTGCAGCGCGTCGCAGACGTGGGAATAAAGGTTCTTGACCGCCCCTTCGGTGAACGTATCAATCGTGCCTTCCACCTTGAGGCGCCTCAACTGATAGCCGCCGGCGAGGCCGCCGATCAGGGTTGTGCAGCGGGGGCTGACGAGGAAGGCCGGGGCGCCGTCCACCATGGAGGTCAGCCGGCGATCCACCGCGGCCTGCCGCTCATCGGGGTCGTTGGTCCAGCACGGCACCATGGCCAGGCCCTCGGTGCGCATGTGCGAGTAGGCGGTGGTGTCGTCGCCGCCGGTGCGGGCGCCGCCGCTTGGATCGCCCCATCCCCGCAGCCGGGAGGGATCGACGTCGGGATACTCGGCGCGCAGCTCGGGCAGGACGGTGGTGCGGACGAATTGCTGCACGCTGATGTTGGTGCCGATCCACTCGCGCAGCACACGCACCTGGCCGCGCACCGACTGCGCGAGCACGTAGGCGGGATTGCGGGCGAAGTCGCCGCCGATCAGCAGGCTTCCGCCGGCGTCCCGGTCGTAGTCGATCGGCAGCCGGGCGACGTGGATGGCGCGGCGGAACTGCGGATGGATCGGGCGGGTCGAGGTCCCCTTGCGCATCTGCACGCAGCACATATTCAGCAGCCAATCGACGGTGTTGCCGTCCAACTGCGCGAGGTAGTAGCCGCGGCGCAGGTTGGCGAGGTTCTCGGCGGCGGGGTTCGGATTGAAGCCGACCACATCGCCTCGGTCATCGAGGATCGGGAACAGGCCGGGCGGCTGCTCGAAGATCGCCACGCTCTTGGGCTTGGTCATCAGCCGGCGGGTGAAGGCATCCATCCACTCCGGCGGCGCCACCCATCCGGCCCACATCGAGAGGTAGTGCAGCTCATCTTCTGGCGCGTTGGTGTCCATCAGCACGCCGGCCCATCCGGCGTCGATGTCGGCGCCGCTGCGGCGGGAGGGATAGCGGCCGCAGCGCGAGCGTCCGGCGATCACCAATTCCCTTGGTATTTCCCTGCCCTCGTTGAACCAGACCCCGGTCAGCTCCATCGACAGGAACTTCTTCACCTGCTCGGGGCGGTCCAACGGGATGAACCAGACCACCAACTCCACCTTGGCCTCGTCCAGCTTGATCGTGTGCGAGTAGGGCGGGCTCCAATTGAACTGCCCAAAGGCATCCTCGGGAAACCAGTCCAGCCAGGATGGGATGGTGGTGGTTTCCAGCATCGGGTTGGTGTTGCGCACCACCGCCCAGCGCGATCTGCGCCAGCCGTCGCTGCCTGCCGGCTGCTGACAGGCGTGCATGAACAGCCGGATCAGGCTGGCGACGCTCTTGCCGCTGCCGATGGGGCCGACCAGCACGTCGATCGGCCAGGAGGCATCGGCTTCCTCGCCCTCCGGCACCGGCTCGGGGCGATGTTGCAGGAACGCCTTGGCGACGGCTCCACTCGGCCGGTAGCGCAGCTTGTAGCCGCCCTCACTCACTGTCCCGCACCAGCACCGTCATCAGCCGCGTGGCCAGGCCGACCGACAACAGCGGATCGGGCGAGGCAATGCGCCAGCCGGTGCTGCGAACGCCCGGCTCGACGCTCCGCGACCAGCCGATCAGCAGCACGTCGCAGCTCGCCATCCCGCCGCTGTCCATCTGCCGCAGCACTTCGATCAGCGCATCGCGCGGCGACCAGTCGGACGCCTTGCCGCTGCGGTCCGATCGCAACTCGCCCACGGTGACGGGGAAAGCGCTGAAATCCTGCCCCTCGTCCATCAGAAGCCGGCCGTGGAGTAGCCGTAGAAGCTGCGCCGCAGCAATTCCTCCCGCTTCGGCGGATCGAGCGAGGCGATGAACAGGTCGGCGCGGGCGTCGGACAGGTCGGGCATCCGGATCAGCTCCCGCACCCAATTCCGGGCCTCGCGCGCCCGGCTGATCCCGACCTCCCGCCACCACTGATCGGAGGCCAGGCCAGCCCCGGCGAAGCCGCTCGGCACGGGCTGCGAGAAGGCGTGCCCGGCCGCCTCCGCCAGGGCGGCTATCGCACCCCGCTCGCCCTGCATGTTGACGACCTCGCCGGTCCTGTCCGCGACGCCCAGGCGGCCGTCCCGCAGGCGCACGCGGAACTCCACCCCGTGCTCGGTCCGCAGCGCCGATAGCACGTCAATCAGCCGAGGGTCCTGGCCCTGCCGCGTCACCACCGCGCGGATGGTGTCGAGGGCGCGGGCCTCCTGCTCCAGCGTCAGCGCCGGCACGCCGCTAATGGGCGACATCGGCCTTCTCCTTGCCACGCTTCGGCTTGACGGTGCCCGCGACGATCTGCTGCACGCGCTGCCGGCTGATGCCCAACTCGGCGGCCACCGCGGCGAAGCTGCCGCAGCCGCGGTAGAGCGTGCGGACAAAGGCGCGTCGCTTGCGCGCCGTCGCCATCATCACCTGGCGGGGGGTCATCGTCAGCCCGCTTTCGACCGCCACCCCCGCTGCCGTCCGACCTTGCTGACCGGAGGCTTGCTGCGGAAAGTCCCCTCCCCTGCTGCCGCAGCCGGCGCGGCCGACGCCGGAGGCGGCGAGACGGCCGGTGCTTCCGCAGGCTCCGGCTCATCGTCATGACCAGCTTCGCGCTCGGCCTTGCCACGCAGAGCCAGCTCCACCCCCGGGTCCTGCTGCATCGCCAGCGGCTCGGTCCCCCTGGGAACCTCGGCCACCGACCCCGGCACCGACGCCAGCCGTCCCGCCCTGCCCTTCTGCTCCGACTCCGGCTCCCGCCCCACACCGCCGTCCGAATGCCCGACCTCGCCGCGCAGCACCCGCTCTAGCTGGCCCAGCGCCGCATCCAGCGCAGGCAGGCCGACCCGATGCGCGTGCAAGGGGTGCCACAGATCGCGCAGCACCGCCTCAAGCCTGCCCTTGCGCTGCGCAAAGGCGTCCTCCCCGATCCAGTCCCGGCTGTCCGTCACGGCCTGACCCTCATCCCGAATGAGCGAGGGCTACCGCCACTCTCCACCCACCGCACCGGACAAGTGCAGCGCCAGGCGGCCGGCTATGTTCGGGGAACATTCACGGGGAGGGGGTAGCATGACCCATCATCGCCCGTTTTCGAAGGCACCTCGCTTCTCTCTCGCCTTCCATGTCCCTGGCTCGGGGCGGTGCGCGCCTCTCCCCCACATCTCTCGCCTGCCTCGTGCTCACTGCGCCGCGATGCCGCTGGTGACACGACGCCCTGTACCCCCACTCTCGGTCCTGCGTCAGCGCCCTCGCTCTTGGGGCGCGCATGCGCGCCTGCGCTGGCCTGCCAGCCCTCCCCTCCCGAGCCTGCTTGGCGCCTGACGACGAAGTCGTCGCAGGGCTCAGTCCATGGCGATGTCGATGGTGACGCGCCCGACCACCTGGACCTGGCTGCGATCGACCGGCTTGAACCCGGCGCGGTCGAGGATGTCGGCGGCTGCTGTTTGTTGCACAAACCCGCTTTTGTGCTTCAGCAAAAGTTGCATTGTTTTCAATGCCATAGGAGCGATGGCACCCATAGCGGTTGCAGTCTCCCGTTGCATTGCAACCAGCACGT